GCAACCATGTCGATACATTCTATATTATCACTAAATGCACTACACGATTGCGAAAAGATCGTTCAAGGAATCCTAGATTCTCTTGAGCCTTTCTTTTTGCAGACCTGGAGAGTTAATGGTAGCAGACTCTCCACCATAGATCGGGGTCAGTTAAATGGATCTATGGCGACCTTACAGCTCCCGTCAGAGTTATTCGATGAGGTTTCTCTAATCTTAAATAAACTCTACTTTGACGTACACACGAGAGATACTCGGTCCTGCGTAATGGTGGCACCCGGAGTTTATGCCACTCAGTTTATCCAGAGAGCGCGACGCGCTGTCGTCGCTCTCTGTAGGGGTTTGTTAGATGTATGTTTTATTACAGTTGACAGATTACCCTCCCGCTTAGCACTACAGAAGTTCTGTGCTAAGTATTACATGCTCTATTTATGCGATAAGGCGGAGAAGTATTTTAAGTTCCATACCTCTTACCTTATTAATAGACTTTTGGGTTCTGAATTACCAGAACCAATTCACCTTTATCCTGGCGATTTGCCGGGAATTGTCGTAGGTGGTTGGTTCCGTCGTTTTATGGAATCACAAAAAGTCGATAGGGAGCTAAAGCTATCACTAGCCTTAGGACTCCAGAATGTAAAAAGAGCAGCAATATCCATTTCTGAAGATCAACAAGATAACTATCTGATCGATCACAAAAAGAATATGGTCGGGGGCGCGTATGAAGGTCACGGCTTGGAGGAACATCTAACGGAGGTGAGGGAAAAAGTAGTAGCTATCACCGAATACTACTACACAGGGGAGATTGCACAAGAGGTGCCAATCTGGAGGGTACCAAGCACAAGGTCGTGCTTTCAACATTCAGCTTCACAAGGAGGGACAAGTCACTACTTCGCTGATGTGGGTCATGGACAAACGACAGACGGATGGGATGAAAATTTCCATCAATTTGGATGGCTTCGTTATGAAAACGAAACCATCCCCCTATATTCACAGGGTTTTAGTCTGGACGATTTGGACGCTCACATTGCTAGTAAGGTAGACTTGCGTAGTCATTGTCGTGCTGAGGTTCATAAGGTTCTTGAACCGTTTAAGTGTCGTGTAATTACAGCGGGCGACGCGCCAATTTATCAGGCGGCCCGTTCTCTACAACCAGTATTCCATTCAAGGTTGAGAGACGACACCTGTTTCCAATTTATCGGGAAACGGCACAATGTTGAAGATGTAGAACATCGGTACACGGGCTGCAATTTAGTACTGGACGAGAAGATTTTCGATCTAAGAAGAGGAAGTGGTTTTAAAAACGCACTTCATGATCGTCAATTCTTCGTTGCTGGTGACTTTAAGAATGCTACGGATGCTATGCATCCATCGCTACCTAAGGCCTTCATCGACACTTTAGCAATTGTGTCGGACCTTAGTGCAATGCAACTTAGAGTCTGCAGACTAACGTTGGGACCACATAAATTATTTTATCCGGACGGCGACGTAGTCATGCAAACATGGGGCCAGCTTATGGGAAGTCCATTAAGCTTCCCTGTACTAAATATTGTTAACGCAGCGGTTCTTTGGGCTAGTGCTGAGCAGTACTATGATCAAGTTCTTAGCTGGGAGCGGGTGCAGAGCCTTTTTCGGCCTCTCATCAACGGCGATGACATTTCTTTTCTATCCAACAAAGTTCATTATGAGCTTTGGAAAAGTTATGCTAAAGCTGCTGGAATGTCTCCTAGTATCGGTAAGAACTATACTACTCATGAGTTTGTTAACATAAACTCGACCACTTATATGTGCAACATGCTACCAACAGATCAGGTAGGCATATCTAAAGTGGGGCACTTTCACGAATTATTCGTCTTGAATCCGGGACTGGTAAAAGGACAGGCAAAAGTTCTTGATGACACTCGCTTGACAGATTGTCGAGCTCGGAAATTATCTCCTCAACAAATGAAGGAGAAGAAAATGCGCGACGCGTTACAACAGACAAATGTAATGCCGTATTGCGACCAGTTAAAAGAGGTCATACGCGTAGCACCCGAACAGTGTCTTCCAAGAATAAATGCTATATTTTATAACCATATTCAGGACGATTTGAAGAACTCCAAGAGATCATGGTCTCTCCCTACATTCCTCGGTGGATTAGGACTTCCCTTTGGGACGGTTAGTTATGGTCAAAGATTGGTTGCCATGAAGGTGAAAGAAAAGTATATCGATTTATCGGAGACGAAGTCTCCCGAAATACATCAACTTCTTGGTCAGGAATACTTTAGTACTATCTGCGATAATCTCGGAATTACGAAAATTCCATCGCGGATTGGTATCCCCCCAATTGGTCCAGTTAGAAGAAAGGACCAGTTGTTTGACGAACCAAATCTTTCACATCTCTTTTTATCGCAAGGTCACAATGATCCTCGTGTGCTAGCATACAACGGATTATATACTATAGAAGATCAAGAGAAAGCGATGAAAGAGTCGAAAAGACTAAGCCTAATCTACAGTTCAGTGGATCGTAAATACGAACAATACCTACGGAGGGTGGTAAAGGAACATGCCAGAGAATGCAAAGCACTCTGCTCACATGGCTTTACCCACATCTGTTCGGATCCATTCGAACCCTTACAACTCGATAAACTGTGTCTAATCCAAGGTGGATATGACAGCGAAATAATCGTGTGTAAAAGCAAGAACTTTTACGTTTAACTCAAATATTGTAAATAAAATTAAATAATATATATATATAAATGTTTCTGAATATATAGTAAGAAACCTATCTATCTAATTTGAGTAGAACGTGGTCCCGATCGGCATAACCTTATAACAGACTAACAATTGTTAGAACTACGGAAGGGTTAGCGACGGTAAAGTTCAATGTATGTACAGTACATCAGGTGAACCTGCCTGAAGAC